TTGCAAATATAGATTTTTTGTTTTGTAGTTCAGCTATCATCTTATCTTTTGTTTTGATAGTGAACTCTAGGGTAGATATTCTAGCCTGTTGTCTATTGAGATCAGATTGTAGATTCCTTATCTCATTCTTGTAGATTGCCTCCTGAGCTATCCCTTTCATGTCAGCTGGTAGTTCTACCTCGCATGTCACTATATCAGAGGTGGTATCTTTTTTAATAGACCTTGCCATGAGATTGTACTCAGCCTCATACCTAGACATCACATAGTCTAGAATATAGTCAGTGCTGTGGTTTTTAGGATTGGAGTATAGTACTGTCCTATCCTTAGTGTCAATGATCTCTAGCTCTCTGAGGTACTTCATGAACTGATGGCCTAGTCTATAGTTCTTTGACACATCATTGCTCGTGCCAGGTAGACACTGGAGGAGGTGCAGGTCATTGATTAGACCTGCTACCTTTACTCTTGTTTTTTGCTGTATGTTCATGCCTTTCTTAGTTTTAGCGTATCTATCCATAGCTTTGGTATTCAGAAGGGTAAGTCATTTTCATCTATAGATGCATCCATCTTGCGATCATTGAATGCATTATCAATGGCATCTTGATCAGGCAACTGCCCAGTGTTCAAGTAATATTCAAAGTACTGAGCCATCTGTGCATATTCATGTTGCTGATAACCTGGTCCCTTAGCATCTATTGCAGCTTTTAAGGCCACTGATCTCGCAATGTTCTCCTGCTGACTTGGTGCCTGCTTGGTCCCTACTTGGTTGGTACTTGGTCGGTACTGTTGGTCAGGTGCTTTCTCAAGCTTGATGCTGTACTGAGTCTTGCCCTTGAACTGACCCTTACTTTCGATGCTGTAGTAGATTTCTGCTCCAGTGCAGATCTTTGATGGCATCTTTTCTTTGGTGCCTACTGATCCCTCGTCTCCATTGTCTAGAGTGATGTTGTGGTAGTAGATTTTGCCTGATGGTCCCTCCCACTCCCGGGAGAAGACGCATGATGTAACTTTTGCGTTTTTCATTTTCTTTTTATTATTTGATTGTTCTATACTTTTGAGGAAGCCTTCATGCTCCACTGCTCTTTTGATATTATCCAACTGATTCTCCGGAGAGTCCTCAGCTACTAGGATGGGTGCTCCATCCTCATCTTTGATCCAGGGCATTACTTCTGATAAGTTTTTTCTGTTAGTAGTTCCTCCATTCTTTCTAAGGGAGTTCTCTTAGTCCCTGCTGCAATATGCTGGGCTATCTGATTGTAGTCTAGCTTTTCTGTTGGATAGCTTGCAGACTGTACACAGATGTACTTTTTGGGGTAGGTTAGGTTGACTTTCATATCTCTTGATTATTTAAGATTTCTAAATTTGGGTACTCAGGGATATACTTGTACGCAAATAGTTCCTCATGAGTGCTTGCAAGCTCCTCTTTGGTAAATACCTCACCTTCATATTTTGATGCGAACTTTTGCAATGCTATTTGTAGGATAGTAAGCTCAGCATTAGTGAGCTCTAGCTTCCATGATTTTCTATTGTTTCTCATGGCTTAGATGTTTTCGGTGATTTCAAAAATGTAGATCTCTTGTGATGGACGGACCTCATCATCACATGCCCAGGCAAAGCCATCAGCATCATAGCCAGTTAGCATTAGGTTGAGCTCACTGGCTTTCTCATTGACATGATTGTTAGCCATTGCTTTTGTTGGTAGTTCAATCATACTTGTGTTGACACCCTCTCTGTAGATTACTTGATACATAGTTTTTTTGTTTTTGATTTCAGCAAAGATATGAATACTTTTGAATATAGACGAAAAAAATATCAATTCTTTTATTAACATAGTTATTAACATAGCAAAAGAGTAGTACCTTTGATGTCATGCTAGAGTCAGACATTCAAGAGGCAGTAGTCAAGTTTATAGATAGGACCTATCCAGGCACCTTGTATTGTGCCAGTGCCGGAGGGATGAGGACTAGCATGAGACAAGCTATCAAGATGAAACGCACTGGCTATAAGAAAGGATTCCCTGACTTACAGATCATGCATCCCACACAGCTCCATCATGGCTTATTCATTGAGATTAAGACAAGCAAGGGTCAGGCATCACCTGAGCAGAAAGCTTGGAGGGATGAGCTGAATAAGAGGGGCTACAGAGCTGTGATATGCAAGGGCCTTGATGCATGCATACTTGAGATCATTACCTACATGAATGAGAGAGTTGAATAAGGCCATAGAACTGCACTACAAAGATTTCTTAGCACTGGCTAAGATTCTATCTAAAGGCAAGAGCTTTGATCCCTATGACCTCCTCCATGACACCATTGCTAGACTATACGAAAGAGAGGCTGACTTCATTGATGATATTATCAAGAGAGGAAAGTTCAAAGCATACATGGACTGCTCATTGAGGTTAGCAGCTAACAGCTCTACAAGTAGATTCTACTACACTCATCGCAAGTTTACCAATGACATGAGTGAGATCACTGAGGATGCCTTACTGACAAAGGTGCCTGACATTGCATCTTTTGTCAACAGGGAGAATATTGACATCATCATCAGCAGATTGCCTGAATTTGAGAGCAAAGCACTGGAGCTATATCTCATGGGATTTAAGTATAAAGAGATCAGTGATGCCACTGATATACCTCTGACCTATGTATTCAGGGCAGTCAATACAGCTAAGCAATTACTAATAGATCATATATGTTATTTACAACAGCACAGCAAAGAAAAGAAAGACTAGACATCTGCATGGCATGTCCTGTCTATGTAGCTAAAAGCAGCTCATGTGGAACGTTCATGGACCTCTTTCAAGACCTTGTGACCATTGATGGAGTGACCTTCAAGCCATGTGGATGCCATCTCAGAGCAAAGGCATCACTCAAGCATTTTGATTGTCCAGCAGGGAAGTGGCCTACTATCTTCAGCAAGAAACAACTGTCTATCCTCAAAGATATAGCTGAGAGAGCTACTAAGCAAAAGTTCATAGTGAAAGAGGACAGAGACATGCTGAATGAAATCTTTCAGGCTGAGGACCCGAACTTCCGAGGATTCTCCTGCAGTTCATGTGGTAGTCAGATATTCACTACACTAGATCAGCTTTTGCAAGATATGCATAATGGTACTGTAGTCATTGATAACCCCTCAGATATTCCTGCAAGAATAAAAAGGAGTAGAAAAAAGAAGGAGTGAGATATACTAATGGATAGCTATCTATCCTTTATAGTTTTTAGTTTTGATTTCATTGCAGCTCACAACGGTGGGCTGTTTTGTTTTATAACTTTTCAACAACTATAGTCTGTAACATTTTTGCATGTATATTTGTTACATGCATCACATACATAGGTTTTTAATTTGGTTTGAAAGTTTTGAAGTCCCCTTGAGTCTGGTGCATGGCTCTTGGGGACATTCTTTTGTTGGCGGTGCGAATACGCTAGGGCATAAGAATTAAGCACTACTAGGGGATGATAGCACAGTGCAGCGGTGGCATCAAGGAGTGAGCCGCAAGACTATCACAGAGGTCAGACACTCTGTTAAAGTAGACTCCAGACCATAGATCACTGATGATACTATGGGACTTGAAAGCGAAAGGACTCATGCGACAGATTGAGACTTAATGCTTGAGAGATGAGTGACAACTGATGTCAAGTCAGTAGGATATTCTCATGCTCTCTTAGCTCAGGATCTATGCTCTAGATTAAGTTTTAACTACTACTTATCTAGTAATTAAGTAAATTGATATACTAATAGATAACATGATACTGATACCAGGACAAATTGAGTCAATTAAGTCAAGAAAAGACAAGACAACTGCTATTGTGTTAGGTAGTCAAGAGATGTCACCCCAAACTGCTGGTCAGCTTTTTGCTTTACAAAACAGCTTTGTCTATGTAGCTATCAAAGAGGAAAGTTTCATGCAGCAAGAGCTGGAAGTGATGGAGGATCTGAAAGCTGATTTTGAGCTAGAAAAGAAAAGCAATGGTCAGAGACTTAGGAATATACTCTATAAACTCTTTGAGCAAGATAAAGAGGGTTTCCTTACCTTTACAAAGTACTATGATCATCAGATGGAAAGATTGATTAACCACTTTAAGAATAAATTGAATGACTAAGTGTGGATGTGAAGTACCCAAGAAAGAGATATACCAGTGCAGTAAATGTACTGAGTCTTTTTGTGGTAGGCATATCTACTATTATGTGGATGAGGCTAACATATCTATAACTAGAAATTCTAAGCCTCACTGTCAAAAATGTTATATTGAAAAATATGGATAAGGCCAACAAAACCAACAATAAAAAAGAGATCATGCTCAAATGCTTGCAGCAGAGTATGGGCATTGTGTCAACAGCTTGTCAGAAAGCTGATATCAATAGGACCACTCACTATGACTGGTACAATAATGATCAAGACTATGCTGCTCAAGTAGATGCCATTCAAGAGTCATGCATTGACTTTGCTGAGAGCAAGCTCATGGAACTGATCAATGGAGCAAAGCACGAGGTGGCAACAGCTAAGGGTGAAGTACTGACAGTCCAGGATGGACCTAATCCAACTGCATGTATATTCTATCTCAAGACTAAAGGCAAGAAAAGAGGATATGTAGAGAAGTCTGAGCTTGAGGTAGGAGGCAATGGTATCAATATCACAATAGACTCTTTGATATGATTACACTGGGCAAGTACATAGACTTCAAGAATGCCGGGGAGAATGTATTCCTGCAAGCTCAAGTGGTGACTGGTTACACAAAGGATGAGCTGAGAGAGAAGTCAATGGATGACATTGCACCCTTGATCAATAAGTTCATTGAGGATTGCAAGGGCTACAATGATAATAAGCTGCAGAAGTACATCAAGATGGGTGGCAAGACTATGGGCTTTCATCCCAACTTAGAGGCTATGAGCTTTGGTGAGTATCTTGACCTCAATGAGCTAGTGAGGTCTGACTTCACTAACAACTTACCCAAGATCATGAGTATATTGTATAGACCAGTGGTGAGTGAGTTCATGCATAACTATGAGATAGAGAAATATGACAGTGCTGTGCACATCAAGAATGCTGACTTATTTAGAGAGGTAGACATGGCCTATGTCAATGGTGCAATGGTTTTTTTTTGTCTGCTCAGGGAAGATTTGCTGAGCAGTTCCCTCAAATTATTAGACCAACAGATGATTCAGCAGATGGAGGAGAGCCTGACTCTGATAGAGCAGGAGTTAGCCTCACATCTCAGTACGGATGGTGGCACATCATTGAGGAGCTAACAGATAGAGACATCACTAAGTTCAATATGATCACTGACCTACCAGCTGCTCAAATCTTCGCTCACATCAGCTACATGAAAAGCTACAATAATGTCATGCACCCTTTGACCCTTTAATATACTAATAGATATGAGTACAAGTACCACTACCTATAATGTCATCATAAAAAGATTTGAGGACTTTGCCACTGCTCACCCTTTAATCAATCGTTTCACTTATGGCACGATCCAAGAGGGAGACATCGGCAAGTCATGTACCTATCCATGGATGCATGTAGCTCCATCATCTACCAACTATGATGAAGGTCAGAGAGGTATGTCCTTTGACATTCTCTTTGCTGATCTAGTCAGAGACAAAGATGATAAGCCCGAGAATGAGAAAGAGATCATCAGTGACTGCTCACAGCTCTTTGAGGACTTGCTTGCCACTATCGAAAACAATACTTTGTTTGGTGACAATGCACTCCTACAAAAGCCTATCACTATCACTCCCTTTCTTAATTCATTCACTAACAACTTGACTGGAGTAGAGGGTACTGTCACTATTGAGCTAGACTACACCTTTGACTTTTGCTCAGTTCCGGTAGACTTTAACTTGAACATTCCTACGAGTGGAGGACAAGGTGGTGGAGTGCTGACCTTTGATGATAGTCTTAATCTATCCGGTACATCTGTCACATTAGATAATGATGTGGACACACCTGGCAATGACTACTACTATGGTACAGATGCAACTGGTACAAAGGGATGGTATGTTCTACCAGGTGGAGGAGGACCTATCAGTGGTCCAGCAGGAGGTGATCTCACTGGTACCTATCCTAATCCAACAGTACACAGAGTGCATGGAGTAGACTTTCAATCAGGCACTCCATCAGATAATGAAGTGTGGATATACAAAGCCAGTGCAGCTAAGTGGCAACATCAGCATGTCCATGCCTCAGAGGTAACAAATGACAGTCAAGTCACTGGTACCAATGTAGATGATGCACTAGATCACCTTCATACTACCAAAGAGCCAACTATCACAGCTGGTACTACTAGTCAGTATTGGAGGGGTGATAAGAGCTGGCAGACACTAGATAAGACAGCTGTAGGGTTGGGCAATATTGATAATACATCAGATGCAAGCAAGCCAATAAGCACAGCCACACAGACTGCATTGAATGGTAAGCTATCAAATCAGTTATTTACTTTTAATGTGGGTACAGCTATTGCAGGATCTGCTACTACATGGATAGCAACTGGAGTGACTGCTGGTAGTAATGAAAGTATATCTACCGTTATCATTCCACATGCAATGACATTGAGTAATATGTATTTAATGCATTACAGCACCAATCAGCCAGCTAGTGGAACTCAAGTCATAACAGTAAGAAAGAATGCTGTAGATACCCTTCTTGTCATTACAATAGCATCTAACTCTGCCCCGACCACCACACCTTATTCCAATACAAGCAACCCCGTTAGTTTTGTAGCGGGGGATAAGTTATCAATAAGAAGGGTCAACAATGCTACTGCTACTGGTGGTATATTTAATGGTCTATCATTTTCAATCACTAACTAATGGCAAAGAAGCTAGTATATACAACTAATGCACCTGCAGCCAATACTGACTATGCTGCAGCTGATGGTACATGGAAAACAATGGGAGGAGGTGGTGGTGGAGGTACAGTCACATCTATCACAGCAGTATCACCTTTGACTGGTGGTACCATTACTACTAGTGGATCTATTGGTATCAATGCAGCAGGAGTAGCGAGTAGTGGATATCTGAGCAGTGGAGACTGGAATACATTCAACAATAAACAGACTGCAGTATCTCTCACGACAAGTGGAACGAGTGGAGCTGCAACTTTCAATCCCACTACTGGTGCTTTGAATATACCAGTGTATGCAGGCTCAAGTACTAGCAGTTCAATACAACTAGTACCGGGTAGTGCAAGTGGTTTGGGTGCTGGTCTGACAAGATATGGAGTACTACCAGGCACAACTGCTGAGCCACAAGTCAGAATCCCAGTGCCTGAAGCTTGTACTATCAATCGCATGTACATCAGAACTGGAGCTACCATGCCAACCAATTCATCATTGCAAGTGACACTATTCAAAAATGGAGCAGCCACTGCAGTGACTATAACTGTATCAGCTGGCACTGTCAGTGGAGTCTATTCAGATTTAAGCAATAGTGCTACCTATGCAGCTGGAGATGGTTACACCTTAGAATATAAAAATACCGGAACTGCTACAGCTGCGGCTTGTAGTGGTATAGGTCTAAAAATCACAATATAATGAACTATACACTAGAACAGAGAGAGCCTGGTATCACTCAGATCAGCATACCAACAGATGGACAATGGGGTACTATCTGCTTTGCATG